TACCATATAAAAACACATTCACGGTTGGGATACCTAGCAACTGGACGCAGGGGCTATCCTAAAGAGCAGGCATGCTTACCGAAAGCTAGGAAACGAGTGTGTTTCTATATGGTAACGTAGCATAATGGTTGTGCAACACCTTCATACGGTGCCCGGTGTGAGTTCGAATCTCACCGTTACTACCAAACATGTCCCTATCGTCTAGAGGCCTAGGACATCACCCTTTCACGGTGAGTACGGGGGTTCGAATCCCCCTAGGGACGCCAAGTTTTGTTAGAGTGTTAGCAAGAGAAATCACGCTAGTAAGGTTTCTTCGAAGGACTGAGCTAGTAGAAGGCTGGAGGTTCGATTCCTCATTACAGGCATTTGGTGTGTCGGCTGGATCTATCCCAAGTGACGTACCGAGTCCTGCTCGAGTTTATTACACAGGTGAATGGTTCCTATAACGATGGGGGAACTACTTTAACAAATTCAATTTAGGAGTTGATTATGAAAACAGTTGTTTTTGAAAATATTGTAAACAAAGAAAAGTTTCAGTGCCACAATACTAAAGATATTCAAATCATTGATGGCATAGAATATTTGCGTGTTTTTAAATATGGTACACAACGAGATTGCCTTGTTAAAAAAGACAGTCTTAAGAAGATTGTAGAAAAACGTGCATGATTAACTCAGTGGTAGAGTCCCGTCCTGACTCGACGGTGGTCAGAAGTTCGAATCTTCTATCATGCTCCAGAAAACCCGGTTACACTTGACCGTTATTAAAGTGGGCGAGTGGTTCCCTTGCCATAACGACGGACTTAGTGCGTAAGATCTTACTACACGATCCCATTTAAGGATACGGAAAATATCATAGGTTGACGTTAGCTGGACCAAACGACAGTAACGTGAGACAGAGTAAACCGCTCAGTTTAGGGCTCCTGTGGTGGGAGTAGCTAGACATTATTCTAAAATACATTGCCGCAGTGTGTTTCAGAATAAATAGAATTATCGCAGTGTGTTAGAAGAGGTATCTGGCAAGGCTCATAACCTTGAGGTCGGTGGTTCGATTCCACCCACTGCAACCAAATTTTTTAAGCGGGATTAGTTTAGTGGTAAAACGTCATCCTTCCAAGTTGAAGTTGCGAGTTCGATTCTCGCATCCCGCTCCAAAATATTCGAAGCGTGGCAGAGTCCGGCTTATTGCAACAGTCTTGAAAACTGTCGAGTCAGAAATGGCTCCGTGAGTTCGAATCTCACCGCTTCGGCCAATAATACTAAAACAATATGCATCCATCATCTGAATATACAGCAAGACTATTTTTTGAAAACTATGTAAGTAATGTTACACCACTAAGAATAGGTGAAGTAGGTGCAGGTGGTGACACATATATTCGAAACTTAGTTCCTAAGAATTCAGTATTTGTATCCTTAGATTCGGATCAAGGAGTTGGCGCTGATGTGTTCTTAGAAGATCCTTATACGTTTCCTGTAGAATCTAATTCAGTAGATATTATTGTTAGCAGTTCTTGTTTCGAACATAGTGAAATGTTTTGGTTAACATTTAACGAAATTATGCGTGTTCTAAAACCGGGTGGACTATTTTATCTAAATGCACCATCAGCTGGTGCATGGCATCGATACCCTGTTGACTGCTGGAGATTTTATCCCGACTCTGGAAACGCCTTAGTTAAATGGGCTCAGCGTTCTGGATATAACGATGCCGCCCTAGTAGAATCTTTTCATTGTCATTACGACACACATTGGCATGACTATGTTGCAGTTTTCATAAAAGATAAAAATAATATAGAACTGCATCCTAATCGTATTTTAGACAAAATAGAATTAAATTTCATATCCAATGGATCATTATTTGGAAGCAGTGCCGTTATAAACGAAGATACAAACTTCGAAAAGCACCGCGGAATATTCCAAAAATAAGTTAACACCTCTGTAGTTTAATGGTAAAACAGCGGATTTATATCCCGTAGCAACAGATAATTGGTTAATGTGGGTTCGACTCCCGCCGGAGGTACCAAGTTTCGAGATAGACGTAGAGATCGAGTCCCTTGTATTCTAGTGCCCTATCCTTGAGCATGACACACCAGTAGAATTGTACAAGGTCAGTATAAACTCTCTCATACGAGACAAGCCAGTGAGTCCTTAAGAAAGATAGCGGGTCTCTCGAAAACCTATAATAGAAGATAGAAGTCATGGTGACTAAGCACCTTGGAAAGGTGTTCCCTTGCTCACGCGGGGACGGTTCGATTCCGTTATCTTCTGCCAACACTGCTATTAAATAGCTGTATGATTAAAACAATTGAATCCATAACACACGATTTTGGCGGCGACATATTAATTGATGTCGGCGGTAATGTAGGCATGTGGACAATGGAACTAATAGGGCTGTATAATAAAATTTATTTTATTGAACCTAGTTCCATTGCTATAGAGCAGGCCAAACTCAATATAAATGGTCATTGCGACTATTTTCAAAGACCTGAATTAAAATACCGAGTTGAATATATTAAAAAAATATGCAACAGCGAGTCGGGTAAGAAGATGTCAATTGCAACTACTACCAACGACACTGGAAATTTTTCTGTATTTGCAAAAGAATTATACGGGTCTGAAAATATCAAGTTGTCTGAATCTGACATAGAAACTATGCGATTAGACGACCTATTATCTAATATTCCAGATGGATCTAATTTAACAATAAAAGTTGACACAGAAGGTTGCGACTTTGACGTATTGTTAAACGGTATTGAAATAATCAAAAAATTTAAACCTACGATGTGCGTGGAATTCCATTGGCACATGTACTACGATGAAGAAAAAAGGACTAAACTTTTTGATTTGCTTAGAGAATTAGAATATAAAATTATTAAATTTGATTTTGCCTGCTATCATCATGAAGCAGACAAATTATTTGATCACAAGCATAAAGGTGTGGATTTGCAAGGATTACACTTTCAACTGCTTATGATTCCGCCTGGAAGGTGATGCAAGCTGGGCTTGTCACTGTTTCGAAAACAGAGGGACTCTATAAGGGTTGAAGTTCGATTCCTCCTCCTTCCGCCAAGTTTGACCATTAGGTTCTTTTCAGCAATATATTAACTTTCTGAAAAAAAGACGGTCCGGGTTCGAATCCCGGCAGCAGGTTGGTCACTGCTGTGGTGTAATGGTAGCACTTAAAAAAGAGAACCTGTTATAGATTATTAACAAACCTCAAGGCTTTGTTAATGTCCGTGAAATATTGCATTTCAAAATATGTATTGTCATATAGATCTTGTACCATAATACAGCAGACTCCGTTGTCATACGACAGCCGAAAATGCAGTCCGCTGGGTGTAAGGTTTTCATAAATCTTCACAAAAATATTTATACCACAATGGTCTAACTGGACAAGGCAACACTCTTCTAAAGTGTCCGATGGGGGTTCGAATCCCTCTTGTGGTGCCAATATGCTCTTGTAGTACAAAGGTAGTACACTACATTGGTAATGTAGAAACGGTGGATCGATACCACCCTGGAGCACCAAATTCAGTTGACAGTATAGACAAATACTGTTATACTAATAGCATAGAAACAAACTTAGGTAACAACATGGCAAGAATTACAAGTCAAGCAGCGGTAGAAGCAGTTGGAAATAGATATGATCTAGTTTTGATTGCGGCATTGCGAGCTCGAGAATTAAAACGTGGTCATCGTCCAATGGTAAGTAAAGTTACAGGACCTAACGTTACTGCTCTTCGAGAAATTGAAGAAGGTAAAGTAGGCAGAGATTATCTGCTAAAATTAGCTAAGAAGAAATAATAATCGCGGGGATTCAGGGTAAGGGTCAGTCTCATAAGCTCGGCTTCGGAGGTTCAAATCCTCCCCCCGCAACCATTTTAGGATCAGTTCAGCAAACTTAATAAAATTTTCTTTGTACGAAAACTAAAAAGTTGATCCTGTTGATTTTGCCCCGGTGGTGTAATGGTAGCCACGCTGGTCTTAGAAGCCAGTGCCGAAAGGCGTGTCGGTTCGAGTCCGACCTGGGGCACCATTAGTTGTATTGTTTTGGAAAAATCCCTGTATGGGATAATGCACTTTCACTTACGTCAATGTCTGCAGACACACGTAACGAGTTGGTCACTGTCGAGATAGGATTGATCATCCTGTATAGTAAGCAGTGAACGTTAAAAGCAAACGATTGGGGTTGGGCCCATTCCATAACGAAACAATACAACTAATGGTGAAAGATAACTATTAGAGATACTGGAGCATTGGCCGAGTGGTCGAAGGCAGCGGCTTGCTAAGCCGTCCTCCCCGAAAGGGGAGCATAGGTTCGAATCCTATATGCTCCGCCAACATTACTAAGGAAAACAATGTCATATATTAAACCTACTGCTACTTATAAAATGAGTAAATCTTTGAAGACCAGTCTTGCATTGGGACATTTTCGATCCAGTGATCAGAGAGCCGCATGGAAGCGGGCAATGATTCAAGCAGAGCTTTCCTCGCAAATGAAAGTGCGAGAAAAGAAAAAGGGCGAACCCGATCTGGGAGATTAATTATGGGCAAAGGAAGTAGAGCCCGTCCTTTCAGTGTTAGCCAAGAACAGTTCGGTAATAATTATGATAGCATTTTTAGGAAAAGCACAATGAGTCCATCAGTCGAACAAATGAAAACAGGTACATGCGGTTGTGGCCGCAGCCCAACAGGCAATTGCATCGGCTGGCATTCACTAACTGAAGAAATGTATCAACATAAAAAAATGCTTTGGTTAGAAGAACAAGAACTCAAAGACAATGAAGTGAAAAAATCAAATCAAGGCGGGTGAAAGAATTCTCCATGGCACACGGAGTATAATAGGATAAGTAGTGTGGCACTAAATTGGACCTTAGCTCAGTTGGTAGAGCGTCTGCCTTACACGCAGAATGTCGTCGGTTCGAACCCGGCAGGTCCAACCAAACATAATAATAAAAATGATCGATTACAAAGTTAAAGATATTTCGTTAGCAGCCTGGGGCCATAAAGAGATTGCTATTGCAGAAGTTGAGATGCCCGGATTAATGTCTATTCGTGAAGAATACATCAAACAACAACCACTCAAGGGTGCAAGAATCGCAGGTAGTCTACACATGACTATTCAAACAGCGGTACTGGTCAAAACTCTTATTGACCTAGGTGCAGAAGTGCGTTGGTCCAGTTGTAATATTTTTAGCACACAAGATCAAGCGGCTGCGGCTTTGGCGGATCTCGGAGTGCCTGTTTTCGCTTGGAAAGGCGAAACTGAAGAAGAATATTGGTGGTGTATTGAACAAACAGTTAGAGGACCCGATGGCTGGGTACCTAATATGTTGCTTGATGACGGACACGATCTTACCTGGTGGATCCACGATAAACATCCGGACTTGCTCGAAGGCATTGTCGGAGTTAGTGAAGAAACTACTACAGGTATCTATCGTATCAATGAAGCCATTGCAGCTGGTAAATTTAAGTTACGTGCTATCAACGTCAATGACAGTGTTACTAAATCTAAGTTTGATAACTTATACGGATGCCGTGAGTCATTAGTTGACGGTATCAAACGTGCAACTGATGTAATGATTGCAGGCAAGGTTGCTGTGGTTGCTGGATATGGAGATGTAGGTAAAGGTTCTGCACAAGCTCTTAGAGCACTATCCGCCCAAGTTTGGGTAACTGAAGTTGATCCTATTAATGCATTGCAAGCCGCAATGGAAGGCTATCGTGTTGTTACAATGGACGAAGCTTGTCGAGTAGCTGATATTTTTGTCACTGCTACAGGTAACATCAACGTTATTACAAAACATCACATGTTACAAATGAAGAACAATGCTATTGTTTGTAACGTCGGCCACTTTGATAACGAAATTGATATCGCTAGTTTAAGCGACTGTCATTGGGACGAAATTAAACCTCAAGTAGATCACGTAACCTTATCTAATGGTACTAAGATCATTATCCTTGCTAAAGGTCGACTAGTGAATTTAGGTTGCGGTACAGGACATCCTAGTTTTGTAATGTCCAGCAGTTTTGCCAATCAAGTTATTGCACAAATTGAATTGTGGACTAACTTTGCCCAGTATAACATTGGGGAGATGTATCTCTTGCCCAAACATTTAGATGAAAAGGTAGCGAGGTTGCACTTAGAGAAGATCGGTGCTACACTAACTACACTGTCTAAAGAACAAGCCGATTATATCGGCGTTGATGTAGCAGGCCCATATAAGCCTGACGCTTATAGGTATTAAAAATATGCCAATGTATGAAGCAACTGTAAGAACACCACAAGGTGAAGAAAAGAAAAGAATCTATGCGGATACACCGCAAGAAGCTAAAAAACTTTTTGAACAACTATATGGTGGCCCGAGAGCTGTTCCTTACATACCGCATATCGTACCAAGTTAATTCGGAGTGTGGCGCAGTCTGTTTGAGTATATCTCGTTCTGTGCGCTAAATGATAAATAACTGTATGAAACATGTTAATTGTCAATTCTGTAAAAAAGAAACAAACACACAAAATATTAAAAGGCATGAAGATAATTGTTATCTAAATCCAGTTAATATAAAAGAGTGTGTAGTATGCTCAACTCCTATTAAAGACTATAAAAACTCAAAAGGTACTTGTAGTCGTAGTTGTGCTAATAAACATTTTAAGAGTGGTGAAAGTAATGGCAACTGGAAAGGTGAAAAATACCAATCTATTTGTTTCTTACATCATGAAAAGAAGTGTGTAGTATGCGGTGAAGACAAAATTGTAGCAGTACATCATTACGATCATAATCATGAAAATAATGATCCAAGCAATTTAGTTCCATTGTGTCCTACACATCATAGTTATGTACATAGTCGTTATATTGATGAGGTTCAACCTATCATAGATAACTATGTTAAAACCCGTGTGTAGCTCAGCCTGGTAGAGCTCTGCGTTTGGGACGCAGTGGTCGCATGTTCAAATCGTGTCACACGGACCAATTTGGAGAATAAGGTTCGAATCCTTGTACTCCGACCAATTTTATATGAAACAAAAATATATCGATCTATATATGGATTGGGCAGATAGAACTGCTCAGTTAAGTTATGCCAAGCGTCTGCAAGTTGGTGCAGTAATTGTCAAAGATGATTCCGTCATTAGTTATGGATACAACGGCACACCGTCTGGTTGGGACAACAACTGTGAAGACAAAGTATATGATTCTGGAGCCGGTGGTTGGCTTGATCCAGAAGAGTTTGAAGCAAAATATCCTTATGAAGAATGGCACGAAGGTGCTCAACGAAATGTCCGATACGGCTTAAAAACTAAACCAGAGGTACTTCATGCTGAATCAAATGCTATTGCAAAGTTGGCAAGAAGCACAAACAGTGGCATCGGCGCTAGTATTTTTATTACTCATGCTCCATGTCACGACTGTGCAAAACTCATTTATCAGAGCGGCATCAGTAGCGTATACTATCGTAGTTCTTATCGGGATAATATGGGGTTAGAATTTTTGACCAAGAGTGGAATAGAAGTAAATAAAGTGTAAGTTTAATGCGGGTATGATGTAATGGTAGCCTGTGACCTTGCCAAGGTTAGAGCCCGAGTTCGATTCTCGGTACCCGCTCCAAATAGGCCAGACCTGTATCCATATTCTGGCTCCGCTGACGCGAAAACAGGATGGGCTGCGCTCACGGGGTTGACTAGGAACCTGACACAAAAATCCTAGTCACTTTAGGATAATATGAATAAAATTAAAAAATATCTTTGGATGACAGCAGGATTCTTTTTCCTAGGTGTCGCATACATAGGCGTAGTTACTCCGGGCATCCCGTGGTCTACGCCTAGTCTTATTGCTGCTTGGTGTTTTGCCAAAAGTAGTGAACGCTGGCACAACTATATTGTCAATCACAGACTGTTTGGACCATTTATTCGAGACTGGCAGGGCGGACGAGTTTTCCCCACAACTGCAAAGTGGGCTATGTTTATTTGCATGGATGTAAGTCTTGTAATTATTTGGTTTACTACGTATAATCTAAAACTACTAATAGGAGTAGGCTTGTTTATGGCTTTCTGGATGATATGGGCAAGTCGTTATCCTGGTAGTAAAGAAGAAGCAGAACGTAGAAAAGCCAACGGAGAGAAATTAGGATGGATAAAATAAAAACTCCAAGAGATGGAAGTAAATGGACTGGAAACAACGGTGATCGATTTCACGTGTTGCATACCATCGAACTAGAAGGTCACACCTGGGTGCATTATCTTAAAGAAGATAAACAAGGCCCTAAAGAATATAGTTGTTATCTAGAAAGTTTCCTGCAGAGATTTAGAGAGTTACCAGAATGACACAATTAACCGGTTACGTAGAAAAAGGTTGGGGCCACGAATTAATTTGGGCAACTAATGACAAGTATTGTGGCAAGTTGTTAAAATTTAACAAAGACGCCAAATTCAGTATGCACTTTCATGCAGGCAAAGATGAAACTTGGTTTGTCCTCACAGGTAAGTTTATTGTAAAATGCATTGATACTAAAGATGCCACAGTTCACGAAACTGAACTTACCGAAGGAATGACTTGGCATAACCCTCCATTGTTACCACATCAAATAATTTGTGTCGAAGAAGGTATGCTAATCGAAGTAAGTACACCTGACAGTGTTGAAGACAATTATCGAGTAGGCAAGGGCGACAGTCAAAAATGAAAACAGTAATGGTCAATGGTACCTTTGATGTTTTACACCCTGGACACATTGCTCTATTAAACACTGCTCGCAGTTATGGTGATTACCTAGTAGTGGCCATTGATACAGATCGACGAGTTCAAGAACTCAAAGGCCCTAGTCGTCCTATTAACAATCAACAAGATCGTCAAATCATGTTGAGTAACCTCAAAGCAGTAGATATTGTTGAAATCTTTGACAGCAAAGAACAGCTTATCGAATTGATGAAATTATACAAACCAGATGTATATGTCAAGGGCAGTGACTGGAAACGAGACACAAAGTCTACCGCCCATCAGTATTGCAATAATGTAATTTATTTTGATCGAATTGATCAATATTCATCTACAAACATAATTGCCCGCTGTAGTTCAATGGATAGAACGGGGACCTCCTAAGTCTCAAATACAGGTTCGATTCCTGTCGGTGGGACCATCCACGGTTGACTTACGGTAAAATCTATGCTATAATAATTTATGAAAGTTAAAAAAGCAACTTGGTTTTCCAACGGTATTTGCATTGTTCAACTATCTGATAATGTAACTGTTGAATACTACATAGGGCCCGGACCAGGCCCGAGTGAAGTTGACTCAATCGAATATATTAAAGAAAATTGGGGTGCTAGATTCCCTAACAGGGCAGGAGATCCATTATTCGAAATGCCGCCTGGCAATGAAGAAATACTTGAAAATATGGCCAAATTAACACATGATGTTTCGGATATTCCTGTTAGTAAATCTGATGCTAAAATGATGATTGCATTAGGACAAAGTTTTCTTAAATCATACGAAGAAGCAGAAAAAAATGAATAATTCTATTGTACCCGTAACTCTATACGCTACTAGTTTTACTGGAGTATTGCCCATGGCCGCTGTGGGTAAAGGTGCTATACATAAGGAAGCCTGGCAACAGACTACCTACCCAAATGGATCTATAGTCACTAGGATTTATCACAATATCATAGAAGTGTATGATAATCGAGCAGTTGTAACCAAACACAATCAACCAAATCAAATAGACATGATGGTTTAGGAGAAAATTATGCCATGGATTGAAAATATAGGACTAAGTGATGTTTCTAAAGGACGACATCATGCAGCAGGTGAGAATTCGATGTTGATTCAGATTGTGGATCCAGCTATGAATTTCCCTACCGCTATGCACAAGTTTAAAGAGACTCATCAGTTTGAGTTTCTTGATCTCGAAGGACCGGATGCTTACGGTAGTGAATTTAAAGTTACTGATGAACAGGCTGCTGAGTTAGTTCGTCTGTTGCAACATGCTCTCGACAAACGAATGAATGTGGTAGTACATTGTGTAGCTGGAGTGTGCCGTAGTGGTGCTGTTTGTGAAGTCGGCGTTATGATGGGATTTACCGATTGCGAAGGATTCCGTAGTCCTAATCTATTAGTCAAACACAAGATGATGAAAGTGTTAGGCTGGACGTATGACGAAAATGAGCCGCACACTATTAACGGTGTAACTCTGGATAGCGGATTAATTGTACCAGCTAAGGCTGTTGAATGGACCAATAAAACAGAAAAAGTTTTTACTTTGGCAACAGCTCGACGAGAGCAGAGAAAGCGAGAAGGAGATATCTAATGCCACGTTGTTATCAATTGGTCGGAGTGCCTGCTTCTGGTAAGAGTACCTGGGTTAAGAATCAAGAGTGGGCCGTAGACTGCGTAATTGTATCTACTGATGAGTTTGTAGAAAACTATGCTCGGGAAGTGGGTAGCACTTATTCAGCAGTATTTGAAGAATACATGCCTACAGCAGTTAGGCTAATGGCAGACAAAGTTGTGGAAGCCCGTGAAGCAGGTAAGGACATTATCTGGGATCAAACCAGCACAACCGAAAAAAGTCGTGTGCGTAAGTTTAACATGCTGCCTGATTACGAGCATATTGCTGTAGTGTTTAACACACCAGATCGAGCAGAGTTAGATGTGCGTTTATCTGGTAGACCGGGCAAACATATTCCGAAACGAGTTGTAGATTCTATGATTGAAGGTTTTGAAATGCCCAGTACTTCAGAAGGATTTATTCAAGTTTGGTTTGCACAATAATATAACTTACTTCTAAAAGCCCCGCTTGACGGGGCTTTCTTTTGATGTTATAATAACTACTTAACACAAAGGAAACATCATGGCAGGCAAGGCAAAATCGGTTTACTTGACAATCAACCCAAAAGGTACATTTAAAACTGTTTTTCACAAAGTATTTTTTGACGCTAAAAGTTATAACGAGTACGTTAAAACAGATGAGTTCAAATCTAAATGGCCTGCTGATCAATTTGACATTGTAAAAGAAACATATTGACATGCGGAATTTGGTAATTGATCAATTGATGAGGATGATTAGAGATGGGGTCGAAGTCTACGGCAAAACAGTAGAACCCATCCAAGATCGAAAGACATTAGAGTCGCTGAGTAATCAAGAACTATTGGCCATATTGATCAACACTGTAGAATTTCAGGGATAAGAATAATGAAGACTTGGATAACCAGTGATCTCCATTTTGGACACAAGAACATAATGAGTTTCTGTCCGCAAACGCGAGCACGTTTTAACAACGATGTTGCATACATGAACAATGCAATGGCGGAAGAATGGAACGCTAAAGTGTCCCCAGACGATCTTGTATACATCTTAGGAGATGTTGCATTTATGAGTGGCAGTGATGCCGGGCGCATGATCGATCGTCTGTATGGCACAAAGATTTTGGTACGTGGTAATCACGACCGAAAAACGTTAATGGATGCAACATTCCGTAATGCGTTTGCAGAAGTACACGACTATTTGGACATTACCTATGATGGACACAAGATTGTAATGTTTCACTATCCTATCTTGGAATGGGATCAAATGCACAGGGGTGCTCTGCATTTTCACGGGCACTTACACGGTGGAACTACAGGAATGGAGAAATACAGGTGCATGGATGTGGGCATGGACTCAACTGGTGAAATTGTCATCTCAATGGATCGTGCAGTACGCTTGATCAAAGATAACGAAATCAAAAGCCATCACTAAATATTTGCATGTTTAACAAACTTGCAAAACTGTTTAAAGAGCCCGAACACGGCATGGTAACATTGAAATTCATAGCGCTCGACGAAAACGAAGATCCCTATGAAGATGTTGCTACTGTTCCTTATCATGACGAATATGTGCAGGAAACAGTGGAAGCTAAGTTTACAAAGTTTATGGAACTGCGTAAGCATAAAGTATTAGAAATAGTCATCCAGAAGGTGCTGAAAACTTCCGGTTGACAGCATGGTAAAACCGTGCTATAATATACACTTATTAACAAGGAGAGTAGCATGGAAGATTTTACAATGGAACAAAGCGGTATGGACATCGTCCGCAAGGCCCAAGTCTATGCTATGGCTGCTCATGCGGCTGTTGGACAGAAGCGTAAGTATACCGGTGAGCCCTACATCGTTCATCCTGCAGAAGTTGCCAAGATCGTAGCAGGTGTTCCTGGTAGCACTCCAGACATGGTTGCGGCTGCTTGGTTGCATGACGTTGTGGAAGACACTGGTTGCACATTCACTGACATCCATATGGCTTTTGGTATCGACATCGCTACCTTGGTTGGATGGTTAACTGATGTGAGCCGACCTGATCAAGGTAACCGTGCTTATCGTAAGGCTGTGGACCGTGAGCATACTGCTCGAGCACCTGCTGAAGCACAGACCATCAAGTTGGCAGATTTGATCTCCAATAGTCGTAGCATCATGCAACACGATCCCGCTTTTGCCAGGACTTACTTGGAAGAAAAGAGATTGTTGTTGGCTGTAATGACCAAGGGCGATCCCGGCTTACACGCTCGTGCTAGTGAGTATGTAATGGGGGCAGTCTAAGGACATGCTGGATCATCCTGGCACAGTCTACAGGAAAGTTATTAAACTTCCTTGGGAACGATGGTTTGCATGGCGTCCTGTGAAAATTCACGGACGCCATGTTTGGCTCCAAACTGTTTACCGTCGTACCATTATTTGTTATGTTGATATTGACGACTGGAGTCAGGTTGAGTATGCTACATTGTTTGATATAATTAAAGGTGAGTAATGTATATAACAAATAAATTTAATTCAGTTAAGTTGCCCTACAGTCAAGAACTGTTAGAATGGCTGTGGGAAACTTATCCAAAATCACAATATAGGGTAATAGAAAATGAATGATGAAAATTTTAAAAAAGCAATGGCGGACTTTCTTGCAAAGGGCGGAGTAATCCAACAGGCAGCATATAGAGAAAGTGGTAGAGTAGAGGGTGCCGCGCCTACCAATGCTTGGGGTAGTGGAAAGAAAGCTGGCCGGCCTCCTGCAAGTGCCAAACCTGATTCCGCTGACGAATTTGAAGATGAATAATATAACATGCCTTGTGAAACATGCATAAGTCCAACAGAGTGTAACGGTCTAGAATGCCTGGACAATATTCGTCCAGTAGTTGATCAACCTTTGATATATCGTCTACGTAAGCGAGCCGAAATTCGTAGACAGATTCCAGGTAGGTTAGCAGTGACAGAAGGCAAGCCAGACAAGATTGCAGACCTTTTAGAAGAGGCAGCGGCTGAACTTGAAAAAAATAAAGTGAAGTAAAGTACCATTCTCATTGAGTTTTTTCTCAAAAAAGATAAGTACGTATATTACCGCCCAAGGACCTGCCATGCTCTACTTCATCAATGATCTATTAGATCCGTTGACATCTTACGTTAAAGATGATCCTGTTCGTCCAGAAATCCCTTTAGATTTTAGAATTGCCGATAATGCAGAAATTATTGTCTTACTAGGATCTGAAAAACCAACTGCAATCGTATGTGTTGCATATAGAGATTTTGTTCCCAAAGATACTGTAGAGCTAGTGTCGCCGCCATATGAACCTTCAGTGGCTGTATTTTATACCATCTGGAGTTATATTCCAGGTGCTGGCCGCGATTTGATTGTTCAAGCTAGAAAAGAACTAACCAAACGTAAACCAAATATTAAAAAGTTTGTTACATTGAGCCCACAAACAGAAATGGCCCGTAAATTTCATCTTAAAAATGGAGCAACAATCTTCAGTGAAAATGCCAATTCGGTTAACTACGAGTATGCTTAAATAATATTTTATGTTATAATATACTCGTGGCTGTGAGCAAATCGGCAAAGCTCCAAGAACCCGCCTAAAGGTTTACGGGAATGGCGATACATAGTATTCGTCTTGTAGGTTCAAATCCTACCAGCCACACCAAATTATGTCGTAAATATCTTTACGCCCTCATAGCTCATTTGGTAGAGCAACGGTTTTGTAATCCGTAGGTGGTCAGTTCGAATCCGACTGAGGGCACCAAATTTCAAAATACTATGCACGAAAATTTAGTTAACTTAGGTGCTGTTGTTACCTCTTTTAAAGATTTCTATACAGCAAAACCATTCAATCATTGTGTAATTGATAACTTCTTTCAGCCAGAGATTGCAGAACAGTTAGCTAATGAATTTATGTCATATGACAGTGATCGTTGGCATGTTTATAACAATGCAATAGAAAATAAAAAAACTTGTAACGATTGGAATTGTTTTCCTAAACTATCATATTCTGTCTTTAGCTATCTCATAGGAGAAAACTTCACAAGATTGATCGGAGAACTATCGGGATTAAAATTATATCAAGATCCCGGACTGCATGGCGGAGGTTGGCACATTCACGGCCAGGGAGGAATTTTAAATCCTCACTGTGATTACAACATACATCCTAAGTTAGGTTTCCAGCGTGTTCTCAACATTATTGTGTACCTAAGTAAAGAGCTGAAAGAAGAGCACGGTGGTCACTTGGGATTTTGGACACACGACTCTGATAAAAATTTACCAAACAGTTTGGCAAAAGAAATAGCTCCAAAATTTAATAGAGCAGTTATTTTTGACACAACGCAAAATTCATGGCACGGATTGAGTAAACCGTTGTTGTTACCAGATAATGTGTATAGAAAAAGTTTTGCAGTTTATTATTTAAAAGAAGCATCATTAGATGCAAATCCTCGAGGAAGAGCACTATTTGCCCCAATTGAGTCCCAAAAAGATGACGAAGAAGTATTAAAATTAATACAACTCAGAAGTAACGAAGCTACATCTACGCAAGTATATCGACTTAATAAGTAACGGGTCCTTAGTGAAATGGATATCATATCGGTCTTCGAAACCGACGGTGCTGGTTCGATCCCAGCAGGACCTGCCATTATATACCTATTTAAAGCGTAAAAATAGTCAGATAATTAGTTATGTAATAGGAGTCGGTCGTGAATGCATATCACAACTTTGATTGGTTTTCCCTAAATAGAGACAATCTCTTTTACATACTCTATTCTATTAAAGACTCTATTGTTGGCAAAACATTAACAATCGAGCAGTTTCACGTTAAAGCTGCCGCGGCCGTTAGAAAATTTATCCCAGTTATTGTAAAAAAAGTCAAAGATATCAAAGTCGAAAAAGGCTGTATATGGGTAGGCGGCGCATATTACAGTGATGCTGACAGTGATTCTAAAAAATGTATTTCTATTGATTTTGCATACAATAAAAATGATAAGATAGTACAGGTATCTAATAGAAAGTTTTTAAGATTATGTACAGGATTTGCAGATACTGTGCTACATGAAGTTATTCATATGCGACAATATAGAAGAAGAAATTGGCGAGTAATTCCAGATTACCCTAGTACTGCAAAAAGAATAGAACAAAGAGAAGAACAAAGTTATCTGGGCTGTAGAGACGAAATTGATGCTTATAGTTTTAACATTGCTTGTGAGTTAATGGACAAATTTAACTTTTCAGAAAAACAAGTGATAAAATACATGAACGAAGATCAGCGTAGTCTACGTAGACGACATAATTCTTACAGAATGTATTTAAAAGCATTTGCACATGATCACAATCATCCAGTGATAAAACGTCTTAAGAAAAAAGTTGTAAGTTATATTCCGCAGGCCAAAGTAGGAAAACCATATCGAAATAGTGAGTGGATAAACTATTGACACATTTTAAAAAATGTAGTATAATTTAAGTTATGATTGTATGAAGTAGATTGAAAAGGATTCAAGACGTGGGTTCGACTCCCACCATCTCCACCTAAGTGTATAATGTATATTTAGGTGGGGATGACCAGGCTATCGATTGGGTCAAGAGTAATGAAATGGACAGTCCGGCAATGTAGAAGCCGTTAGGGTTGGGAGTTTCCTGGCCGAAGAAGCAAAACAAACTAAATGCAAATGATGAAGCATTTTTGATGGCCGCCTAAATCGGCTATCGGGGCAACTATGCCTAGCAACAGGAAATAGTGAAGGCACCTTCGGGTGCTTTCTTTTTGGTAAACGACTATATTGGCTAAAATATCTAAACTATCGTCTCGAAGTTGTGCGTGTACGCACATGTTTTGTTTGCCAAACCCTGTATAATTGTAGGATCATATGATTAAAAAGGAAAAATGATGACAACTACAATTACAATTAAAGATAAGGCGGTTAATACCACTTACCAAAATGTTACAGGATTAACAGGCGGCTCTGGAGACGGTGCTACATTTGATGTAACAAAAACCAATGGAGTTTACTCTGTTGTATTGGATGAACTAGCTGCCAGTGCTGGTACAGGTTATGCCGCAGGTGACACGATCACTCTTGCCGGCACAGCATTAGGCGGCACATTAGCTAACAATTTAATTGTTACTGTTGCTACAGTTGGTGCTGCAGGTAAGATTGCTACATTTGGTGTAGTAGGTACAGGTCGTGTCGGTGATGGTACAGTTGATGTACAAGTCGATGTTACAGGTACAGAAGGTGTTGACACGTACACTGTGGGTGGTAACAGCACAGATTTTACTGTCGCCAAAACAGAAGACGAAATTACATTGTCCAGCGGATTGGCCAGTAATGTTAGTTTCACTCTAGCAGACCACGAACGTGTTGTATTTGACGACACTGCCATTGCATTTGATGCCGATGGACGTGCAGGTGATGTTTATGCATTGTTAGCAGCCGCACTAGGCGAAAGTGATGTTACCGCTGAATATCAAGGGCTTGGTATATATTTTGCAGATGCAGGATGGACTAACAAAGAATTGGCTACTGCATTGTTAGCAACAGACGTTTACAAAACTGATGCAGGTGGCGTCAGTGATGAAACATTTATTAAGCATGTTTACAAAAACGTATTCGGTGCCGATGCTACATTAGCACAAGTTACAGAATATACAGCATGGATGACTAACAACAAGCTGTCGCAAGCAGATGTATTAGTTGCCGCAAGCCAGCTAGAAGCATTTGAAACTACAATTGATCTAGTAGGGCTAGCCACAACAGGTATTGAATATACTCCAGTTGTTTAATATTAATGACCCGCTTCGGCGGGTTTTCTTTTGGCAAAAATATTTCAAATTGTAATCATATTGTAATCATATTGTGTTTAAATATTATTGTCACACAAGGAGAACACAGTGAACAAACTACTTGCAATTTTAATAACCGCGGTATCTATATCCGCACATTCTGCAGAGATTACAGGAGCAGGTGCAACATTTCCTATGCCTATCTATTCTAAATGGGCTGAAGGATATAAGAAAGCCACCGGCCACAGTTTAAACTATCAGAGTATCGGTAGTTCGGGTGGTATTAGACAAATCAACGCAAAGACCGTTGACTTTGGCGCAACAGACGCACCAGTAAGTGGAGAGAACTTAGACAAGAACGGACAAGTACAGTTCCCGGCAATCATCGGTGGCACAGTTCCTGTTGTTAACTTGGATGGTATCAAGCCTGGTGAACTGAAGATTACAGGCCCTGTTATGGCTGATGTATTCATGGGCAACATCAATCGTTGGAATGATCCTAAGTTAGTAGCATTGAATCCAGGTAAGACATTACCTAACACAGAAATTACTATTGTACATCGTGCTGATGGTTCGGGCACAACATTCAACTGGACAGACTATCTTGCTACAGTAAGTCCTGAGTGGGAGAAGCGTGTAGGTCGCGGCGCCGCAGTCAAGTGGCCTGCCGCCAGTTCAGTAGGTGGTAAAGGCAATGAGGGTGTTGCTGCCAACGTGAACCGCATCAAAGGCTCAATTGGTTATGTGGAGTATGCTTATGTTAAAAAGAACAACATGACGTTTCTACAGCTACAAAACAAAGCAGGACGTTGGGTAAGCCCAGATGACCTAACATTTGCAGCCGCAGCCGACGGTGCTGATTGGTTCTCAGTTCCAGGTATGGGTCTCAGCATTGTGGATCAAAAGAATCCTAATGCCTGGCCGGTAAGCTCTGCCAGTTTCATCATCATGTACAAAAACCCTGCCAACAAAGCTAACAGCGACGAAGTACTAAAGTTCTTTGATTGGGCATTTAAGAATGGCAAGAAAGATGCTATAGATCTGGATTATGTTCCATTGCCAGACGCACTAACAAAACAGATCCGTGAGCGTGTTTGGACACAGATCAAATAATATACTCGCCTGCTGACGGCGTACAATGTGATAAGTAGTCAGCAGTAAGCCCACTTCGGTGGGTTTTCTTTTGACAGTATTTAAAAATCCTATAGCGGCAATAAAAATATATTAGCTAAAACTTATGGTAAACCATTGATTTATAGCGTAAATAAAAGTATACTATATAGATGCAGAAATAATTCTGCGATAAATTTTCATTTAACACACAGGAGATATTATGAAAACAGTTGGCGACAAATTAGCCCCATTCGCAGTCACAGGCGTAAAGTTTGGACAACCAGAAGATGCGTTCTTCACAATTACAGAAAAGTCTTTTGAAGGCAAGTGGAAAGTAATCGTTTACTATCCGAAAGACTTCACATTTGTTTGTCCTACAGAAATTGTAGCATATGACAAGTTAGCCGCAGATTTTGATGACCGTGACGCAGTATTGCTCACAGGTAGCACAGACAATGAGTTCTGTAAACTAGCTTGGCAAAATGCACACCCAGATCTAAAGAACATTCGTCATAATCAATTCG